TCTATGAAGAGGGAGAGAGCGAGTACCCGGAAGAGGTTTCAAGAGTCGTATTTGTTTCAAATTCGTTCGGTGTTCATACTTCGATTCATGGGGATTGCTTCGAATTGAGGTTAAAGAATGGAGCCTACTTGCATCTCATGAATATTTCTAAGAGTGTATATCGTACTAATGACCAGGATGCCTTTGCAAAAGAGGTGTGGATGAGCATACCGGGACAAGAACCGCAATATCTGTGCAGTGACCATGGTGATTCTAAGCTGGCAGAGTTCATTAACAACCTTTATGCAGCAGTGGCTGAAAATACAAAGCATCCCAAAGTAAAGCAGGAATTTAGGTATATCATTGATTCTTTCATGAAGGGTGAAAATGAGGATGAT